CGTGGCTGAAAACGGTGGCGACTTTGATGAATTCTTGGTTGCCCGTCAGTCAGAGCTGGCCAAGCTCGACGAGATGAACATCATCACTGACACTGACCCGTCTGCTGTGAATGGCAGCGGCGCAAGCCAGTACAAGCCGGCCAACACCATTGACGCCTTTGGTGACACGCCTGCACCTGGCGGCGAGGATGCAGAGAACGTCGCGGAGGAAGATCTTGGCAACTATTAACGGCACAGAGATCGACCTGATGCCTACTGAGGGCATGAGGGAGGAGGCGCAGCGTTACCGCGATTGGAAAGCTGATGGTGAAGCTGGCGGCACTGAAGTCGCGGCACGCAGAGCCACGCAGATCCTGAGCGGTGATGAGCTATCTGCCGACACAGTGATCACCATGGCCGCATGGTTCGCCAGGCACCTCAGTGACAAACAAGGCGAAGGTTTTTCGCCTGGAGAAGACGGCTACCCGTCTAATGGCCGTGTGGCGTGGGCTGCGTGGGGCGGAGACCCTGGGCAGGTGTGGGCTACTAACAAGGCGGATAGAATTAAAGAAATCCGCGAACGTACTATGTCCGACGAATCGCAAGTAAGGGCCGAGCCCGACGAACTTAGCGTTGGAGATTTTGTGCGCTGGAACAGCTCAGGTGGCACCGCACAGGGCCGCATTGATCGCATTGAGCGTGACGGCACTATTAATGTCCCTGATTCTGAGTTCACAGTGAATGGTGATGAGGATGATCCTGCTGCACTGATTACGGTTTATCGCGAGACCGATGAAGGCAATGAGGCAACTGATGTGCAGGTTGCTCATCGCTTCTCAACGCTGACCAAGATTGCTGCTCTGCGCTCAGCTCCCACGCTTTACAAGCGGGCTGGTGAGACCAAGTTTGAGGAGCAGGAAGAGCGCACAGTTGAGTTCAGCTTTAGCTCTGAATATCCCGTTGAACGTTCTTTTGGCATGGAGGTGCTGAGCCATGAGGATGGCGCTGCTGATCTTGGCCGACTGAACGACGGCGCACCGCTGCTGTTCAATCACGACATGGATCGACCTATCGGTGTGGTTGAGCGTGCCTACATCGACAAGGACAAAAAGAAGGGTTACAGCCGTGTTCGCTTCAGCCGTAACTCATTTGCGCAAGAAATTTTGACGGATGTCAAAGAAGGGATTATGCGCAATATCTCTGTTGGATATCGCATTAAGGAGATGGAAGAGCGCAACAATGAGTTCGTAGCGACAAATTGGGAACCTTACGAACTCAGCGTTGTTGCTGTGCCTGCGGACAGCTCAATTGGTGTGGGGAGATCCTTGCTTCCCGCTACTACAATCGAGAAAGAAGAAGCCATTCCGGCGGATTCTGCGGCTCGCGTCGCACCACAAAGTTCACCCGATTCTGAGAATCAAATGTCCACAGCACCCGACATCAATGTGGTGCGCGATGAAGCTTCCAAAAAGGCAGCTTCTGCAGAGCGCAACCGCATCCGCAACATTCAAGAGTTGTGCAGCAAGCACGAAATGCGTGACCTGGCTGATCAACTGATCGAGAACGGTTCATCTCTCGACGTGGCCCGTGAGGCTGTGCTTGAGAAGATCGGCGCTAAGCCGGTTGAGACCGTCGCTCCTGTTGACCTTGGTCAGCAAGTGCAAGAGCGTTACTCGATGATCGACGGCGTCCGCGCCTTGATCACTGGCGATTGGTCCTCTCACGGTGCTGGTCTTGTCCGTGAACTGAGCCAGGAAGTTGCACGCACCTCCGGCCTGAGCGCCACTGGTGAGCGTTCCTTCTTTGTTCCGTTCTCTGCTCTGACCCAGCAACGCGCCACCTACGTCACCTCTGGCGCAACGACTGGCGGCAACTTGGTTGCTACTGATCTGCTGGCTGATGACTTCATCGAGGCCCTGCGGAACTCCTCCCCCGTGGTTGGCCTTGGTGTTCGCACCTTGACCGGCCTGGTCGGTGACGTGGCGATCCCCCGTCGCTCTGGTGTTGCTTCCACCTACTACTTGGCGAACGAGACCACTGCAATCACTCAGAGTGAGAGCACCTTCGATCAAATTTCAATGTCGCCAAAAAACTTGGCTGCATTGAGCCGCTACAGCCGTCAAACGCTGCTGCAAGCCACTCCTGGCATTGAAGAGCTGATCCGTCGCGATCTGACTGACGGCATCAACGCTGCTGTTGATTCCGCAGTGCTCAACGGTTCCGGTTCTTCCGGTCAACCCACCGGCATCCGCAACACGAGCGGCATCGGCTCTGTGGCCATCGGCACTAACGGCGGTGCAATTACGATGGAGAAGATTGTTGACCTGGAGACTGAAGTCACCCAGGACAACGCTTTCGGTCCCAACATGGCCTACATCACCAATGCCAAGGTGATGGGTGCTCTGAAGAAACTCCGCGCTGGTGGCTCCACCACCACTGACGGTGCTTTCCTCTACAACACCGATCTGCAGGCTGTTGGTCGTGGCCCTACGCCTCTGACCTTGAACGGCTACCCGATCGCCGTCACCAATGCCGTCCCTTCCAACCTGACCAAGGGCAGCAGCGGCGCTGTTTGCTCTGCAATGGTTGCTGGTGACTTCAGCCAGGCCATGATCGGCTTCTATGGCAACGGCCTTGAAATCACTGTGGGCACCGATGCTGACGACTTCAGCAAAGCGTTGACATCTGTCCGGGGGATCATCACATTCGATGTCGCCGTCAGACAGGCAAGCGCATTTGCTGCAATTTCTGACATCACCACCTGATAACGGATAGGGGGCCGGCAACGGTCCCCTTTTTTTCTTATGCAAATCACCTGCACTAGAAACGTCATGGCATCTGGCAAAGCCCTAGAGGCTGGCCAGTCTTATGACGTGTCTGAAGCCGATGGGAAACTGCTGATCCGCATGGGTAAAGCAGTCGAGGGCGCAGCACCTGCAAAGCCCAAGGCAAAACGAACGACGAAAGCTAAGGCTGATGGCATTTGATGCACTCGTCAATGATCTGGGAGTTTTCCTAGGTGACTTCAATGTGTCTGCAACGTCAGGCGCAACGACAGCGAATGTCATTCTTGATCAGCCCAGTCAAGTCTTGGCTGGTGACATGGTGCTCAGCACTGACTACCAGATCACCGCCAAGGCTTCTGACTTTGGCACCCTTACAGCTGGCACCAGCATCACCGTCGATTCTGTTGCTTACACAGTGCGTGAGACACGCCTGATTGATGACGGACTGCTTTGTGAAATCTCGCTGCAGAAGACATGACGACGCTGCGGGAAAACATTCTTGACGACATCGTCAGCAGCCTTGCTGGCACAACCAACGTCGGAACGCGCATCTACAGAAGCCGAGTGGTGCCGTTGCAACGTGGTGAGAGCCCTGCATTGGTTGTTGAGGCGATCAGCGATACGCCTGAGCAAAACACCAGCCTGCCAACTCTTGACTGGTCGCTCACAGTGCGTGTCTCAGTGATTGTGCGTGGTGACAAGCCTGATGAAGTTGCAGACCCGATTGTTGAGAGTCTGCACAGCAAAATCATGGCCGATCTGACGCTTGGCGGTTACGCCATAGACGTACAGCCAGGAACGACAACGTTTGAAATGGTTGACGCTGATCAGCCAGCTGGTGTGATTGGTGTTGAGTATTTAGTGCGCTATCGCACCCGGCTCGCTGACCTGACTCAAGGCCCGTGACTATTATGGGTTCTGATAGTCAACTTCCTGTTCCCAACTGAGGTCTTGACCGATGGCATTAAGAACGAGTCAACGCCTGCTTTTGGCCAAGGCTGAGACAACTTACGGCACTGACAGCACGCCGACAGGTACGGCTAATGCCATCTTGGTTCGTAACCTTGAGATCACACCTTTTCAGTCTGATGCTGTTGAGCGTGAGCTGATCCGTGGCTACATGGGCAACTTCGAGGTGCTCCATGCGAACCAAAGAGTTGAGGTCACGTTTGACGTTGAGATGGCTGCCTCTGGCACCGCTGGCACAGCTCCGAAGTGGGGGCCGGTTATGAAGGCTTGCGGGAACAGCGAAACGGTTGTTGCTAACACAAGCGTCACCTATGCGCCTATTAGCAGCACCTTCCCTTCTGTTGTGCTGTATTACTACACCGACGGTGTGCGCCATAAGGTGACTGGCGCTCGTGGCTCATTCTCGATCAACGCTGAGGTTGGCCAGATTCCAACCATTTCGTTCTCCATGGTTGGCATCTACAACGCACCTGACGACAGCGCCAACCCCACTCCGACTTACAGCAACCAGGCCAAGCCTGTGCTGTTCAAGAACGCCAACACCACGGCACAACAGCTGTTCAGCTATGCAGGCGCGGTGCAGTCCTTCAGCTTTGATCAGTCCAACAACATTACTTATCGGGAGCTGGTTGGCGGTTCTAAGGAAGTGCTGATCACTGATCGTCGCCCTGGTGGCAGCATCGTTCTAGAGGCCGTCACGATGGCAACTCAGAACTATTTCACCAGCATTACTGGCACTGCTACCGGCAACAACACGTTCCAGCATGGTCAAACGGCTGGCAATCGTTTCACGTTTAGCGCACCTCAGACAGATCTTTCGACTGTCAGTTACAGCGATTCTGACGGAATTCAGATGCTGAACTTTGACTACATTGCTACGCCAACAACAGCAGGCAACAATGAGTATTCGCTGGCGCTTACATAGTGCGCTAGTTTTGGGATGAATTATTCCTTTTATGGGATTCGTCCTTAAAAAATCCAACTGCTACAAGTGGCCCGTTTCTGTGGATGTCCCTGTTGATGGGGGCAAACACGAGCGGGTCACTTTTGATGTTGAGTTCAAAGACTTGACGCAAAGCCGTCTGCTGGAGATTGCTGAGCTAAGCGGTGAAGGCAATCTGTCTGACGTTGAGATCGCTCGCGAGGTGATGTCAGGTTGGGCAGGTGTTGAGGATGAGGACGGCAAAGAGCTGCCTTACAGCATCACCAAGCGTGACGAGCTGCTCGATGTGCCAATGATGGCCAGCGCGATTGCTGGTGCTTATCTGGAGAGCAAGCAGGGAGCCAAGAGAAAAAACTAGAGGAGGCCGTTGAGTATCTATTCAGCGGCCCTGATGACAATTCAGAGCTGATGGCTGA